GGGGCGTGTCCGCCGCGGTTGGCTACCGGACCTCCAGTCCGACGGCGTGCACGGGATGCGTCGCGGAGAGGGTACCGCCGGTCTCGAAAACGGTGCGGCAGGTCAGCTCGTAACACTCGCTGAGGTTGGCGGCGTCCACCTTCCTCAACTCCGTGCAGAGGAGCTGCGCGCCCTCGTCGGCGGAGAAGAGGTGGAGCGCGGTGCGGATGCGCTCCAGCAAGTCGAGCGTCCGGTACGGAGTTTCCGATGCGGCATCCGACGCGGCGACCGTGACGGTCAGCACCACGTCGGCCAGCACGCCGCCGCGGGCCTGCTGCGAGTAGCCGGCGCTCCGGACGTCGAGCAGGGCGCAGGGCAGCGCCACCGCGGGATTCGCCCCCGCGAGCTCGCCCCGGTCCTTGCCGACGAACGCGAGTTCCGGAACGGACGTGCACAGCTCCCGGCGCATGTTGCGGAGGATGTTCTTGATGTGTGTCATAGGTCGGTTGTGTGTTTGTTGGCCGAGGGCCCGATGCGCTCCGGTGCGGAGCCGCACTTGCCCAGGGGCGTGTTGATGTAGTTGAGCATGGTCCGGTAACAGCACGGGTAGACGGGATACACATACTGCTGCCACACCTTGAAGTAGCTCTTGGCGTAGTTGCCCGGCTCGTAGTGCTGCTGCACGATGTTGCAGACCAGCCGCATGCGCCGAAGCGTGTTCGTGTGGTGCTTGCCCATCGCCGGCTCCTATTCGCTGAGGTGGTACTGGCAGGCCCCCTCCTCCCAGACGGTGAAGTAGGCTTCGGCATTGTCGGCGTAGCGGCCCTGGCAGTAGGCCCGGTAACCCTTGGTGTGGACCTTCACGCCGCAGTCGAACTTCAGGTCGTCGGCCATCTTGCCTTTCGGCCTGCCCTTGTAGAGCTGCGAGACCAGGATGAACGACTTGCGCGGGAAACGGTCGAGCAGCAGCCTCTTCAGCTGCGCGAAGCTCTGCACGTCGAGGTACTGCACCGAATCGATCACCACGAACTGGGCGCTCTTGGGCTTGGCCAGCCGCTCGGCGAGCCCGGCGGCCGTGGTGTCGGTGACAACCTTGAAGCGCCCGGCCACATCGCCCATGCGCAGGCGGCTGATGCGCTTCTTGAACGACAGGTTGGCCCCCTCCTCCAGGCTTACGTAGTCGACCTTGCCGAAGTCGCAGAGCTTCTTGGCAAGCATCATCACGAACGAACTTTTGCCGCTGGCCGACGCACCGTCGACATACCAGCGCTCGAAGCGCGACGGACGCCCGAAAGCGCGCTCCCACTCCCCGTCGAAGGGGAGTTCGGGGATGCGCAGCCGCTCGATTTCAACGGGTGAATAGGCTCTCATCGCTCAGGCTCCCTTGGTGATCAGCGTGTGGACGCGGCGCAGGCTGCCGTCGCTGCGGCGGGCAATCTGGCGGTAGTCGCTCTCGGCCGGGGCGTTGGCCCGGGCGATCATGAGGGCCTGGCCCAGCAGGAACTTCTTCCGCTCCTCGCCCTCGGGCGGGGTGACGCTGCTGTAACGGTCGCCGCAGCGGCTGCGGATTTCGGCGAAGCCCACGGTCTTGAACTCCACGCCGCGCTCGAGCTTGGCGCGGAAGCCGTCGGCGCCCATCAGGTACCACGAACAGCACCCCTCGGTGGCGTTCCATGCGGCCTTGATTTCCAGAAAAGCCTCGTAGGCCAGGTCGCCCGCCTCGTCGAGGATGATCTGCGGACGCCCGAGCGTACGCAGCCGCGCCACCAGCCCGTCGAAGACATCGGCGTAGCGCCCCGTGGCGCTGAGCCCGAAACCGCGGGCGATGAAGCGGAAGAGCCGCTGCCGGGTCTTGACCTGCGAGCAGTCGACGTAGACGACGTTCCTGTGGGTCTTCGCGTGGTGCCGCGCCGCCACCGTCTTGCCGATGTTCGGCAGGTCGCAGAACATCCCCGAAAGGCTGTTCGTGCGGCAGAGTTCCAGCTGGGCGGAGATGTAGTCGAAGGTCGGGGTCTTTACGATTTTCCATTCGGCGCTCCCGGGGCCGTTGTCGTTCGGAATCATATCGAAATGGCTTTTGCGTGTTGGTGCTAAAGGTCTTGGCGGGCCAGGGCGGCATAGTCGGCGCCGAAGCCGAAGTCGTCGGAGGAGCCGGCGTCCGAAGCGGCTGCGCCGGGCGTGCTGTGCGCCGGGGGTTCACCGGGCTGGCCGGATTTGGTGCCGGGTTGGCCATAGGATTGGGTGCCGGGCTGGTCGCCGGGCTGGTCACCGGCAGGCACCCCGACCGTCTCGGCCTCGCCGGAGGGCAGACCGCGCGGCAGGATGCGCACCTTGCGGATTTGCTCGCGCTTCATCAGGGCGTCGAACTCCGACACGTACTTCGCCTGCTCGGTGTAGTTGCGGCGGTCTTCGTCGGTCTGCTCGGCGGTCGCCTCGTTGTAGGCTTCCACGGGCGTGCAGCGGGCGATGAAGCTGCCGCCCTGGTAGAGGTAGACCTCCGGAACGGCGCCCGTCTCGTCCGGCAGCCAGCATGCCTCCACCCCGTAGTCGTTGGGCGCCAGCCGTCCGAGCACTTCCGGCGAGGGCAGGCGGAACTTCTGGCCACGCACGGTGCAATACATACTGCGGCGCACCGAGGTGCGGGTCCTCTCGCCGATGAAGCGACAGAGCAGCGCCTTGTCGACGGGCGACAGGCCGGGGTTCTGATTCTGACAAAGCACTTCCCAGCGCGTCAGCCCGGGATAGAGCTTCTGGTTCGGATGCGGCCGGCGGTTGTATTCGTCGATGACGCGCAGGTCGTCGGCCACGAGCTGGTCGTAGGTGTAGGTCGCCTCCTTGTAGGTGTTGTTGTGTTCGTCGTAGACCTTCTCCTCGCGCGGGCGGTTGGCTTCCAGCCGGGCGTACCAGCGGCCGATGCCCGTTTGCAGACGCTTCTCGACGCCGTATTTCTTGGCACGGTTGAAGTGCTCGGCGCGCTTCTCCTGCGAGTTGCCGGGGTTGCACCACCGCACGAACGGGAAGACGACGCCGGCGCGAATCAGCCCGTCGGCGAAGTTGTTGACCAGGTGGTGCTCGACCTCCACCTCGGCCGGGCAATTCCAGCCCTGGCGGTCGATGAGCCGGAACATGCTGCGCACGCAGTCGATGAACAGGTCGGCCGTCTTGAGGCGGCTGTATGCGTGGCCGATGACGCAGCCCGAAGCCACATCGTAGGCGTAGTAAGCCTTGACACGGGTGCCGTCGGCCATCTTGCGCGGCAGGTCGCGGTCGTCGAGCGAAATCTTCGAGAAAGCCCACACCGGAGCCTTGCGGCTGTGGTGCGGACGGTAGCGGTTGTTGAAGTCCCAGGCGCTGTCGTGGAGCCGCGAGCGCAGGGCGCGGTTCTTGGGGTTGTTCAGGTAATTGGCCACGGTGGCGGCGCTCAGGGCCACGGGCTCGCCGTTGCGGTCGGCGAACTCCCCGGGGTCGAACAGCTCGCCCGTCTCGGGGTCGTAGACGTCGAGCTCGCCGCACACGAACTGGTTGTACATCTCGGCCACCGTGGTGTTGAACGGACGCTCGGGCAGGCTGTCGAGCGAGAGAATCAGCCGCTCGGTCTTGTGGTTCACCTTGCGGGAATTCTGGTTGCGGAACTTGCCCGAAATCAGCGATTCGTAGCCCATGCGGCCGAACTCGGCGACCTTCTTGCGGAAGCGCAGGGCACTCTCGGGCAGCGTATGGCCGTACTCCTGCCTGAAGTAGGCCACGGCCGCCGCCATCTCGCTCCACTGCACGCGGCCGTCGAGCTGCGCCTGGCGCAGGGCCCGGGCGTTGGCCATGAGCCGCTGCACGGCCCGGATCACCGAAGCGTTGACGGTGTATTCGGCGATTTTGCCCGCGGGCAGCGGGTCGCCGTTGTCGAAGCGGAAGCGCGAGAAGAACGTGCGGGCCTCGGCATCGAGCGTGTAGTTGTCGCGGAACCACTTTTGCAGCTGCATGATGCCGCCCTGCGGGTAGCGTTCCCGGGCCGCCGCCCGGTACTTGTCGGGCAGGCTGTCGAAAACCACCAGCGCGCAGCGTCCGCGGCAGCCCCGGCGGGCCACCTGCAGCTTGCCGCGCGCCGCCAGCTGCCGGTAGTTGGAGGCGCTCATCACCTCCAGCAGTTCACGGACCGGGATGCAGAGTATGTTGTTGTAGTATTCCATGGTCGCTCCGTCATTTCGGCTTCGGATGCCTTGCCGTTTTGGTTTCGTCGCGTCGTTTCGTCATTTCGGCCGGGGCGCTTGCTTCTCCGGTTCGATTCCCGTACAGCGCTCCGGCTGCTCCTCCGGTCGCTTCGTCTCCCAAACAGCGCTCCGGGCGGTTCGCTTCCCGACAGGCGGTTCGCTTCAGCCCCTTTTCGGGTCGTTCGGGCTGCGTTCTTCGTCCTCGCGTTGTTCGCGTGTTTCCGGTTCGTTTCCCGTACAGCTCTCCGGGCGCTTCATTTTCCGAACAGCTTTCCGGGCGCTCTCCCCGGACGGTCTTCGCCCGGCGCTTGAATGCCAGCACGGGTGTTCTTCATCGGTCTGCCGGCCGCACGATTTGTTCGCCCGACACCCTTGATTTGCCAAATTTTCAGTATCTTTGAG